CATTTCCCACATGAGCGCGATCACTTTCGCATGTTCTTGACGCTTGGCTTTATTCGCTTGCCGTTGTATGCATCGGAGCGCCGTCGCTTCGCGTGTATGTCCATGGTCGGGGTCTCCACAATCCCAGAGACTGACCACACGCATAATAATCCGGGCTTTATGCGGCGTATAAAGAGGAATCTCGGGTAACGGGGTCATGTGGGCCACCTCCTTTCCTGGATTTTGAGCCAGCTTCTTAGCTAGCTCCTTGAGCGCTTAATCCACTACTGACGCCATCGATTCCACGTGTCGCGCATGCGGTAAACGTGACTTCAAACGGTCTGACCGTGGAGTTGAGGTAGATCGTCCCTATTCGTCCATCGCTCAACACGGCGACGGTATAGCCATGGATGGTATGGACGCTGATAATATACGGGGGACGAGGTTGGGTTCCTGGGCTTCTTGGCTTCCGGGCGCTTGCTCCACTCCTTAGCTTTCTGGCTCCGTCATTCATGGTGATCTTCCTTTCTTGATTATTCAGCTTCTTAGCTGATCGGGGGTGGAGGGAATCGAACCCTCCTTGAGGTCACGTCTAACCCCAGCGCCAGCCTACCCCCCATGGCACGCATTCCCGCTTCTTGCTACTGGTGATTCGCCCGATCCAGCCATTGCGCAAAAGGTATGTTCGCGCCAGCCACCTCACGCGCTTGGACGCTATGTAACCCCTTCGCGCCAAGACGAGGGTCCCAGGGGTCGTGTCCGCCACTATGGATAAGGGCCGGATCTTTTCCGCCTGCGCACCAGGCTTGCCATTCACAAAAGCGACACGCGCCGCCTGCATCAAACGCGCCATCTTCTGGGATGGTTGGAAGGTGGTCGAGTGTGGTCAATGTCGTTTGATACCAGATGTATTCTTCAGCGCAGGCGACGGCATCCTTCCGCCATTTTTCTAAGGCCTCATCGCTGCGGAGGAATGGGCCATACACGACTTGTGACGCGTGCGCGAGTCGACACTCATTATAAGGAACGTGATGGGGGGATCTCCCCCGATTACATTTAGTCGCCCCGCTTGGAAGTTTGACGACACCAATTGCGTTGACGTAGGCGCCCGCGGGGCGTTCCCCGGTGACTTGCCCCACCGCCCAGATTTGGCTCGTTAACTGACTCGATTTCTGCCATTGAGTCGCCCAATCCTCATTTAAATATTGTCCGGTTGTTTTAGTTTCTAAGGTATACGACCCTTGTAAATTGGGAAGGTGGCCCACCGCGTCAGGTCGCGAGACAAAGATGATTCGATAGCCAACGAGCGCTTCCTCGGCGTCGTTGGTCAATCGCGTTTCTATCGCGTTTTCGATCCAAGCGTGATAGGGGGTGAAGCGCATGGGCGCGGCTTGTTGAGCATAGAGCCAGGCGGCCATCACATCACGGGCATTGTCCCAGGTGTATCGGTCATCTTCTGGGGGGATGGTGACCGCGGGACGATACAGGGCCTGAAAACGCCCCATGGCTTTGACGATATTTTGGGAGACAAACCATTCGGCCACGGCTTCATGCGCGGCGCTGCCTAACAACATTTTTAGATTGCCGCGTTTAGGGCCGATCTCGCTGCCGTCTCGGGTATAGCCTAATCCGTAGCGGAGCCACCCCGCTAACCGGCATTTTTTCCATCCACTGAGAATGGTGTTATCGATGTAATGGAGAGGAAGCGTGGGTTGGTGTGGCTGGTGTGGCATGGTGTCCTGGTTATTTCGTGACTAAGTTTCTTGGTTATTTGGTTGGTATAGCTTGGTCTCTTAATCTCTTGGTCTCTTAATCTTTTAGCTTCTTAGCTATCTTTTAGCTTCTTAGCTATGGTGTGTGAGGCTACCAAGAATCTTCCCATTCAACCACTTCATCCGGGATAAAAGGACGCGGAGGAGGGGTTGCCGGCATCGGTGGTGGCACTAATAAACGTGGAGGCGGAGCCATCGCCTCGACGGGATAGCCGGGTAAAGCTGTGGGTGGCGCGGCTGGTTTATCCGGCACCTGCATACCGATCGATAATGCGCGAATCACGACATCAGTTAAGGTGGTATCTTCATGATACGCGCGGGCTCGAATGGCTTGAACCAATTCTGGGGGCATTTTATTCAAGTGGAGTTGATCTGGAAGGTGTTTCCCTCGTCGTCGCGGTGTCATCAGTGTCTTCTCCTTCATTAGAAAAGCGCTTTCATGATATCTAAATTATCGCATAATTGAGGTACGCGTGTCAATCGCAAAATGTAGTAGTGGGTATGTAATTCAACTACTATATATTGGAGGCGTTTTTGACACACTGGAATTTCCTCTTTATTATTCATTAGTTATGCCTATGCTAACGCTATTCCCCGCTCTACGACGCTCGATGTACTTAACCTATTGATTTTATTGAGGTTCTGGGACACGGTAAAAACAGGAAACTCGTAAATAATACTATAATTCTTATAAGTCCTTGATTTAATTAAGCTTTTAGTATATAACGCTTTATAATACTCTATAATAGATAATATAGTAAGTTACATAATAATAATATATATTAAAATAATAAATTTTCTATTAGTAATATCAAGGACTTACGTTCCTTTACTATATTTTGTAGTATTATCTACATGTTTACTGTTTTTTAGAGAATCTAGAACCCCTTTATTATCAATAAGTTAGACGCTACCCCGCTATTCATGCGGGGTTTAGCGCCTACCTGGGTGACTCGCTATCTAGCTCTCTCGCTTTCTAAGGTTCGTATCCCTCGGCTCTGTGGTGATGATACGCAAGTCTCCATATCTCTCCTCGCCATATCCACAGACTTCACACTGATACACCAGCATCGTTGGACGGGGATTATCCTCTCCCATGCTATTTCCACAATGTGGGCAATATTGAGGGTGTTCTGGTTGTTGTGGGGTCATGAGGTTTACTCCTTTCAAATTCTGGTTGTTTTGTTAGACCTTTTTGTTGAGCATGGCATCATGCACGTCGTTTGAATAGCGGAGGCACTGGCAGGGAAACTCGCCATCGTTCATATCCGCGCAGTAGCAGTTAGAATTACAGGGTTGGTTCACGGTGACTTCGACCAACAACCCTAATTCTTGGGCCTGATCTTGTGCCGCTCCGCCATCAATGTCCCCTCCGCCATCAATCCACATCTCGCGCAAACACCAGAGCCCAAAGTCTCGTAATTTGTCGCCAGTGGTCATTGGGTCTATTCTCCTTATGGTTTGTATAGGTGACTTGGTTACTTCGCTTCCTTAGGCCGTTATGTGCTTTTTTTGGGTCATGTGCGTTGTTTACTTCCTGGTTTTCTTGGCTTTTTAGTTATTGCTTGTCCTGGAATAAATGGCTTCCGTTGCTTTTTCGTGCCTTCTGTGCTTATTGGCGGTTGTGCGCGGTTCGCAAGCAGTTGCGCATCTGTCACACTCCCACAATTGACGCATCGCCATAACCAGATTACGAGCGTGTTCTGTGCCTGATCTGAATAATCGGTGGCTACGAGTAACCCACCACACCGATAACAGGGGATCATGATAATCTCCATTGATGCCACTTGTACTCCTCCCAGTCATCCGGGTCTGGTAATTCTCGCCGTTCTAGCAACAAACTATACAACGGGGCCATTAACCCGTCGTCGCCGAGGTTATCGAGGGTTTCCTCATCCCGGTCGATTTGCTCGAAAGGATCGAGTTCGCTGTCATCGGGGTCTGGGACATTCTCGCGTAGATAGTGCATAATTTGCGCTCCTTTATGGGGTTATGAGGTTATTTGATTAGCTTAGTTCCTTAATCTTCTCGCGTCTTCGCTATGCGGTATCGGGTTTGGTATATTTATTGATAACCTCGTAGGCATGACATTTTGTTGTATGAAATCCCCATGTGATATAGACTTGGCGCTCGGCCTGGCATAAGGCTACTGTGTGGTAAGTCAGCGTATGGGGTTCGAGATGCCCACTGCTGCCTACCAAATATACGATAAAGATAAAGCTCATCATGGTTAGGGCTCCTCGTATTGTGGGTTATCTAGGTTTTTGGCTATTTGATTCGTTGAAAAACCGGGTGACGTGTAAGTCATGTGCTTCCCACGCCGCATCTCGCATCGCGTCCCCCCGGCTGAGCCGCTGGATTCCTGAGGTTTTGGAATACATCCGCCGGCCTTCGTCGTAGACCACGGCATACCCAGTATAGACGTACCAGATTGGTTGATTGTTGGTATAACTCGTCATTTCGTTCACCTCCCTTCTGGTTCGTGGGTTATATGCCTAATGTCAGGACTCCCTCATCGGCGAATGAGTAGTACCTGTTTGGTTCGCTGGTTTCTTCACCAATCACGATATGATCAAGGATTGGCACGCCGAGGATTTTTCCCGCTTCAACGAGTCGGCGAGTCAGCGTGAAGTCCTCTTCGCTGGGTTCTGGGTTTCCGCTTGGGTGGTTATGAGCCACAATAATTGCGGCCGAATTGCTGAGGATTGCTGCTTTAAACACCTCACGGGGATGGACAAGAGCCATGGTGAGTGATCCAGTGGCTATGGTTTCTACGGCGATGATATGGTGTTTTGCGTCCAAGTGGAGGCAGATAAATTGCTCCCGGTCGCACTCGCCGATCATCGCCCGGCAAATGGAAGCGGCTTGGGTAGATTGGGTGATGCTACGCCTGGGATTGGTGTTAGCCGTGAGTGTTCGGTCCTTCACCATACTTAATTTAATGATGGGGATGTGGTAGTTCATAGCGCGCGCGCCTTTCTGGTTATGGGGTTCTGCGGGGCTCTTGCCCCGCTTAGCCCTCCTTGTGTTTCGAGTTACTACTTGATTTCCCGATTCTCTGGTTTCTTAGCCCTCCTCTAATTCAAACCCGGCTTCGATCATCTTTTCGGGGCTTAATTCGGCAGATTCGGCGTACATACGCGCTTCATCTTTGGTGATTGTTTCTAGCCCTCGACCGCTGGAATAGCCGTTAGACCCCTCTGGCCTTGCCCATCGGCTGGCTGGTCCCCCGCTTCCTGCCAGAAAGTAAGCTCCCCTTTTGGTGCGGTACAAGACAGTCTCATGCCATTGAAAATCGCTCCGGTAGTAGTGACAGGGAAGTTCACAGATTTCCTCGGCCGTTTCCGTGTTGAAAATTTTGCCGCCAATCACTCGTTTCATGGTGTGTTCTTCTCCTTCTCGTTGCACCTTCCCCCATAGAGAGGGAGGAGGGCGTCATAATGATTAAATGAAAGCCGCGCTCAATCTCATTTTGAGTTTGATCGTGGCCGTTTTGGCATCTCTCAAGGCCATATTTCGATTGTCACATTGCCTGCCCAGGGATTCTGTGTAGATCCGCTTGCCCGCATTATTGTAGATCGCGGCCACGCCAGTATAGATGTACCAGGCTGGCTGAATGCCGGCAGGGCTCGTGATGCGCTTTTTTGTCACTTCTCGTCGTATGGTGAATAACGTTTTCATGGTGTGGGCTCCTTTCTGGTTATAGCTTCTTAACTTACCGTTATCTGAATCGTGTGCCAGATGAGGTAGATGATCCATAGGGCTATGAGACCGATCAGTAGCCATTCACTTGGTGGTATGGGGTTCATGGGAGTGTCCTTTCTGGTTATGGGGTTTATGAACTTACTTGGTTTCTCGGGGCTCTTGCCCTGTAGGGTTATTTGGCTCTAGCGCTTTCCATGGAATGACTTTCACGTCATAGCAATCGATTTGCCCATGGTACCGCTGGATGAAAAAGTCTCTAGTCTTTGGTAATCGATCCATCATGTTGAGCAGTAATCCGAGGTCTGCTTTGACCGTGAATACCTCTCCCATTGGAGCGGTTTTTAAGATTTCTCCGAATTGTTTTAGCTGGTACCGATTCATTGCCATGGTGTCCTCCTGTGGTGATGGGGTGATCTAGCCTATTTGCTTCTTCAGGTTGATGAGGAATGCCACGCCGGCTTCATCAATCATCCAGGTATGGCCATTAGGGAGCAGTCCGCAGTCCACATAAGAGCCTTGAAAGACTGCAATGATGGTTGATGGTCTTGGTTGATTACTTTCGTCATCAATCGGTTGATGAAAGATGTAAAACATGGCCTCTTCTGGAGTTGTGGCTATGATGTGTTTGCAGTAAATACTTTCATCAACATTGAAGCCCAACACGGTAAAGGTATGTTGGAGTGGCGTGAGTGTCATCGTTATGATCCTTTCTATGGTGGTGGGCTCTTGCCCTGTGTCGTAATTACAATTGACACGACGAAAAGAAAGCAAGCCGCGTGCCAATGGGAAATTGTATGAGTTTGCGGTTGGTTAGGTAGGTTGGGTGGTGGGTTTGTGGTGCCTTTTGCCACACTTGCAAGGCTTGAGCGACGAGTTAATCACGTAACCTGTTGATTTGCTTGACTATTTACTGTAGCGTTTTGGGCTCCTGGTTACTACGTAGAGTTGACCCTTTTTGCGACAGTCTGGTAGGGTAGGGTATGGAGAGCTGCACACAAGTTACTCATAAGCCTGCTAGACAGCCTAGTGTACAGGAAGCTGTACAGTCTGAGGCTATCCCTACTACTACTACATATGGTGAGGTAGAGACTCCGAGCCTACAACCGATAGTGGGTTATCCAGAGCCTATGTTTCGGATGGAAGATGCGGCTGTGTTTGGGATGTTCGCGTCGGTCAATGCTTGTGCCATGTGGTTGAATGGACACAAGGACTTGTTTCCCCGGCGGTATGTGTTGGGTTTGGCTAAGCGGAGGAGGCGGTATCTCACCGCGAAGGAGATACGCTTGATGCAGGAGATGAGGTGCCACTATGGCAAGTAGGAAGGTGGGGCTGCCGGTGCCTACCGCGCAGACTTGGATGTTGGAGGCGGCAGGGCTCACACGAGAGCGGATGGGGGAGTTGGTGGCGTATGCGGTCCGGAAGACACAAGACCAGCTAGAGGCGACACGAGTCCAGGTGTTCCAGCATGAAGGGTGTGTGGTGTATGCCGATCCCATGCCAGATCATGTGACTCAGGGGAAGGCGGCTGAGCGGGTACTGAGGCACTTCCTTCCTCGTATCCAACAGGAGAGTGAGAGACAGCCTGCCTACATCCTCCCACCATGGGCCTATGGTGAAGTGGAGGGTGAGGGAGAGGGAGGTGAGGGAGGGGTAGGTAGGGTAGGTGAGGGGACCACTACGACCACTGCTACTGCTACGACTCATGCTACCCTTACTACTCATGCTACCCTTACTACTCATGCTACCTCTATCGCTACTACTGCTACGACCCCACCCCCCTCTACTCCACCACCCTCGGTCTATCTCCCTCTGTCCCTATGGGGAAAAGTAAGTGTGTTTCCCTACGGAGAAGTAGGGGGGGTGGGGGGAAAAATGGCGGGTCCTCTCTCGGGCGTTCATGTATCACCCGAAAACTTGGGCGGTTTTGAAACGCTAGGGGGGCAAATCCCGGGTTCTGTGGGAGATGTGGGTAATCCATCAGGTAACACACCCTCGTTGAATCTACCCGGCAACGCGTGCGAAATAAAGCCAAGTACCCCAATAACGCCAAATACACCGGCAACCTCGGTAACTCCGCCACCCGCAACTCCGGCAGACATCTCCCTCTATACCGATGAAACCGATGACCCCCCATTCCGTTGGCTCGACGAGGTGAGGAGGTAAAGACACGAGATGATACAAGCGCTGAAAGAGGCAATTATTGGATTATTGGGAAATTGTCAGAAGACCTTTATCGCGGTGATGCTGATCATCCTGGCGTTCCCCGTGCTGATGGTCGGGTATTTCTTGGCGCGAGATGTTGGCATCATCCAGGATGTGCATACGCAACTAGTCACCACGAGTATGGAACAGACCAATAAACTTCAGACCATGAATCACATGATTTCGGAAAGTCTGTACTACCAACAGCGGACATGTATAAATACGGCGACGACAGATCAGAAGCAAGACGAGTGTATCAAACCGAGATTCCAACGTCGGATGGATCGGCTACCACGAGAGGAACCATGAACAAGGAGGAAGGGGCCATGCTAATGAGATTGATGCTTGTATTGATGGCGCTCGGGATGCTGGGCTGCGCGTCCCTGAGCGAGAAGTGTGTGAAATTCGATATTGGAGAAGGGGGACGGGTCGACCTCCCGAACACTAATTGGTTTAATGCCAATCTGGGAAGCGCCGAAGGCCCGGTGAAAATGGAAAGTTGCCCGATGCCGTCGTCACCGGGTTTGTGAGTCTGTGGGTTATTTGGTTATTTGATTCTTTGGTTACCTCTCGATGGCATCACCCTCCCCCACGATCTTTGAGTTGATGGAGCCTCCAGCTACCTCGCCGCGTGTCACGACCCCTTTACCCTTTCGGTTTACCCCGCGATGGTATCAGCGTGAGTTGTATGCCCAAATGAATCCGCGTGACGGACTCGGGAAGTTACATGGCTGTCTCATCTGGCCCCGTCGACGCGGAAAAGATCTCACGGGCCTCAACTTCATGGTGAGTAAAGCCCTTCGGCGTGTCGGGAATTATTATTACTTTTTCCCCACGTATCGGTTAGGCAAGCGGGTCATTTGGGATGGGAAGGATGATCAAGGCATTCCCTATCGCTCCTATATTCCTGGCGAGATCGTTGAGGATGAAAATGAAACGGAGATGCAGATTACGTTGTCGAATGGCTCGCTGCTGTATGTGCTCGGGGCGGATAATGTCGATATGACGGCGCGTGGCACGAATGTGGTGGGCGCGTTGTATAGCGAATATCGTGATATCTCGCCGGATGTGCGCCGCACCATTGCGCCGATCCTCGCCAATAACAATGGGTGGGAATTGATTATCACGACCCCGCGCGGCCATAACCATCTGTATGACCTGGTGCAGAAAATTACCAAGGACCCGGTGCTCAAGGACGCGTGGTACTACGATTTTCATACCATTGAAACCTGTAGCCTTGGGCCTGAGGACTTGGCGCGGATGTTAAAAGAAATTGATATGATGCGGCGGGAAGGCACCCCGGAGGAGTGGATTCAACAGGAATATTACTGCGATTTTGCGGGGTTCCAGGAAGGCAGTTTCTTTGGGGAGGGGTTAGCGCGCGTGTATCGGGAAAACCGGGTGTGCGACTTACCCGTCTATGCGCACTTGCCCGTCCATACGGTGAGCGATTTGGGGACGGGGTTGTCATTTGCCACCTGGTATTGGCAGGAGGTGGGTGACTGGATTCATCTGATTGATTTTAGTGAATTGCCCTCTGGCGGGATTCCTGAGTTCCGGCACGTGCTCGATCAACGAGCCGGGGGCATGGGCTATGTCTATGGAGATCATTTTGCCCCGCACGATGTCAAAAGCACCGATATCGGGACGGGCCACACGCGATTAGAGACGGGGATGGATTTGGCGATTAACTGGTTGGATTTGCCGAAAATTAAAGCGGTTGGGGATCGTGTCAATGCGGGACGGTTATTACTGCCGCGGTGTAAATTCGATATTACGCGATGCCAAATGGGGTTGTCGCATCTCTTAAATTATCGGCGAGAATTCGATGTTGAGCGAGAAACCTATATCGAGAAAGAAGTGCATGATAAGCATTCGCATGGCGGCGCGGCATTTACCTACCTCGCGATGAGTGTGAGCGAGATTGGCGCGTCCTTGCGAAAATATAGCCAGGTGGAGACGAACTTCGATGAGTTTGATTATAACCGAAAGGTGCGACAATTCGAGGACCCGTATGCTATGTTAAAGAGTCCCCGTGATGGATATGGATAAGGGGGAGAAGCGGCGATGATGAGTTGTCGATGCTGTTTAATTAACGCGGCGGCTCACGAGCGGGATGAAGTGGCTCGTGATTAGTCGAACACCTAGCAGGAGACGCGCGTAGATGTCACAATTGGCGTATCCCGGAGCGGTTGGACCAGGAGCCTATACACAAGGGGGGCGAGGAGGCACTGGCCCGCCCACGCTTTATTTTATTGATACGTTGGAGGACAGTTACGCGGCGGGCACGTGGCGGACGTTTTTCGAGGCATCGGGACCTCGCTTTGCCGTGCCTCGGATTGGCGGAACCTGTACGCTGACTCTGGATACAATCGGAGATCCGCTGAGTTTTATTGATATTCCGTATATCTACGTGACTGACGGCAATTTTACGATTCTAGGACAGATGGCTCCCGGCGGCGGGTGTACGATTGTCGGATATGTGTATGTCGAGGCGTCGGAGACGATTATTCATCACATGCGGTTTCGGGGCACCGACAATTTTACCTTTGACAAACATGATCCGTTTAATCTGTATAAAGTATCCCTGGATGCGCCATTTCTCCATCACAATGCGATCAATCATGTTACGCAGAGTTTTGGGAAAGACAATATTGCCTCAATTGTGGCTCATACGGATGTCACGTACACCAATTGTCTGATTGGGCCACAGTTGCAAGGGCCGGGGGTTGGCCGCGGATCATTGGTAGGACTGCCTTCGGGAGACACCGTACGCATGGTCTACTATCGGACACTGCTGTTCGAATTGGCAGAGCGGAATCCGTGGATTCAACAGGGCGATGTTGACATTGTGAATTGCCTCGTCGCCAAGCCGGAAAATTTCGTCAATGCGCAGTTATCGGGGTGGTTTGCCCCCATGCGCTGTAATTATATGGGCAATGCGATGTATGCGCACGGCGCGGAGGCTGCGGGGAATAAACCTGTCACCGTTTTTGGGTCATCGGAGGGGCCTAATTCGAATCATCTCTCCAGCATTTTTTATGACGATAATTTTGATCTGGTGTTTCGGCCAACTGGAACGGAATCGCAAACGGCCATGGTGACGTTGAAGGGCACGGGCACGTTTCCTGCTGTCGTAGGATCGCGGATTGATTTGTCGTCCGCCGATTATGTGTTGCCTCAGGCGTTACTGGCGGGCAACGCGGTCCTTGCGGCCTTTCTGCAAGAGGATGGCCCCGGCGCGTGTCGTGTGAGAGATGCCAATGCCCAATTTGTGTATTTTCGCGATTCGTTGGATACGACCATTCGGTCGGGTCTGGGCTTCACGCCGACTCGTGGCACGCAATATCCGCTAACGTCATGGGGGAACAACGTGGCCTCGTTCGGTGGGGTTCCGGTGTTGGCCAGCGGGCTCCCATTAGGCCCGGCATTTGACGATAGCAACAATGATGGGATTCCAGATAGCTATTCGCTGCCTGCCGGCAAAATCTGGTCGGATCTGACGATTGAGGGGTGGACTTTTCTAGAACACTACGCGTTTGAGCGTCCACGCTATTGGAATTTGACACCCCGGCGACGTTATGTGTTTTACCGAGGAGTGATTCCCGTATGACGACTAATTACAGGAGGGTGGCGCAATGAACATTCCGCGGTTTGGTGTCGAGTATACGTTTTATGTGAGTTTATTGAGTATCGCCGGCAACCCGAATTATCAGACTAACCCCACGCTGACCGCGGGTGATGTGAAAGTGGCCAAGGCAGATGGGGTGCCGGTGAATCTGGCGACCTTGCCGGTGGTGGATGTGGATATGCCCAAGCGGGTGAAGGTGGTCCTCTCTGCCGATGAAATGGCTTCCGATGGCAATGTGACGGTGCTGTTTGCGGACGTGGCGGGCAATGAGTGGGCAGATCTGCTGGTTGATATTCCGCTAGGACCCAATCAGCAAGATGGGGCCGATGATAGCTACGAATATGCGTTGGCGGCTGATGGCGTGACGGTGCTGCAGCATCGACCGCTCACGAAAGTCGCGGGCCTTACGAAAAAGGGCTTGTGGGTGAAAGGGCCGGTGATCTAATGCGCCGGGAAGTGGCGACCTTGCCTCCCAGAGAAATGGTGGAATGTTGGTTGTGCGAGGGGGACGAGTTTACCCATCGGTTTTGGCCAACCTCCACGTTACAAGTCTATCGTGTAGAGTGGATTGAGGTGGCCCTCGCGGACCTCGCGAACGGTGTCACGAATCTCCCGATCGCGACCTATCTCAGTTCGGATCCCGCGCATCCCACAGCGGTCTGGCATGCCAATCGCTGGCTGCAATCGTGCGAGACCTATAACACGCCCTCGAAAAATTTGGAGCCTGGTGATTATGCGATCGCGCGTCGCGCGGGCCGTGACGAAATTGTCTGGTTGTCGGCGGATGGGATGCAGAACCGGGCATTGCTCAGCGAGGTGACGCTGGCGCGTGATGTCAATGGCGCGGTGGTGGATATTCAGCGGACTGGCACGAGGATTCCTCTCTCATGAGCACCATTTTTCATAGCGCGGGGACTGGTTCCTCGAATGGGATTTCGACAGCCACGATCCAAATTGCGCCGTTTGCGCTCTCTGGAACGGATCGGAATCTGGCGGTCGGGATTTCGGGCCTCACGATCCCCCCTAACGATATTGTCTCGATCGTTCGTGGCGCGGATACGTTTGCCCAACTGTTACGATTTCATGCCATTCCTGGTCAGTTACGGGTCGAAACGCATCTGTATGGATCCACGAATGAGCCGGGGTTAGCGAGCGAAGCCTTGACGGTGACGCTCACAACGGCGGTGCAATATTGGGTGACCATGTTTGCCGCGGTGACGGACGGGCATCAAACCACTCGGCTGACCAATGCCACCATCAATCCGGACCATGACCGAGCCGCTGCGCCCATGGCGGTGGCCACGGCCCTGAATGATCTGGTCATGGATTGGTATACCGGACGGAATAGTCCGAACACTATTACGCTAGGTCCTGGACAAACCCAACGAGCGTTTGTGGAATCAGGTGTCAAAAGCACCGAAAATACGAGTATTGGTGGCAATGTTTCTACCAAACCCGGCGTAGATTTCTCGGTGAATATGGAAGGAGCGATATCTGGCGGGTCGGATCCCTTCAATGTCATGAATCATTTTGCCGTGAATTTTCCGGCAGCGGTCGTCACCACCACGGTCCCGGATGCGCCAAGCATCACCGCGGCAGGCCATGCGCCGGAATCCATTCGGGTGTTAGTGACACCGGGAGCCTCGGATGGCGGGTCGCCGCGCACCAATCGGCATTTTGAGTTTCGCCCGACACTGGTGGGGGGCGCGTGGACGCGAGAGAGTGACGGCACCGGAACGACAGTGAGCTATCTCATCCGCAACTTGATCCCCAACACCCAATATGATACGCGGGTGATTGATCAAAATGCGATCGGCGAGAGCGCGCCCTCCACCGTAGCGGTGGCCACCACCCCTGAAATGGCGGATCCCGAGGCGCTGGCGTTCATTGATTTTGCGAACCCCTGGCCAGTCGTCACACCGCCGTTGTTTGGCG